GTCAAATCAATTTGACTAAAAAGTCGAACCTATACCATATGACTACCAAATAGAAAAGCTAAAGGGAAAAGGAGGACGGCGTGAAGGTAGAGCTTAAATTTGAAGGAGTCCACCGGAAGCTTGACTCTATTCCAAAGAATGACGGACTCGGACTATTCCTTGCAACCGAAGCCATGCGCGGTATGTCCCCGTACGTTCCCATGAGGGACGGCTTCCTTGATGCTTCTGCCGTGGCAACTCCATTTGAAGTGAGCTATACCACGCCGTACGCTGGCATAGTGTACTATGGTGACGGCCTGAAGTTTTCACATGAGAGACACGCACTCGCAACTTCGCACTGGGCAGATGCTTACTCTGCGGCTCATATCGGGGAGCTTGCACAGGCTGCTACAGCGTATTTGAAGCGATAGGAGCCGATTTAAGGCAATGGAGTCGGCAATATATGTAAATACCCACATTGCATGGAAACCGCCCCGTATGGCGGTCTACAGAAGCGCACGGAGGCATTTATGAGAGTTCAAGGCAAGACGGATGCGGTTGTAAAATGGCTTAAGACCTATGACGGCATCGGAAAGTATCTCAAGCTGAACGCAGTCGATATGAAGGCCGACGAGCGTGCGGTAAATGTTGTCTACAACGATGCCAAGGTGAGAGAGTTCATCGACGGCACCGTTGAGCGTAGATATACGTTTTCGCTTGTGATGGTTGCCGACTGGTCGGAAGGCTTCGACAGTACCAATGCCGAAGCGATGGAATTTGGCGAGGAGTGGCTGGACTGGGTGGCGCGACAGTTCCAAGCCGGAAATGTTCCCAATTTCGGGGATGAGTGTATAATTCGTGCCATAGAGCCGTTGCAGAACGTCCCAGCGCTCGCGGCGGCTTATCAGGACGTGCAGCTTGCGCGATACCAATTTCAGGCTGCCATAACTTACTGGGAGAAGGAGACTGAGTAAAATGCAACTCACGAGAAACCTGTTTATTCCATTCATCGACACGTCAAAGGGCAAGGTTGCCGGCACTTATAAATGGGCGCCAATCGACCTGTCAACCAAGTTCGAGCTGAGCTATAACCCACAGACCGACACAAAGTCGTACATCAACAGCAAGAACGATACGACCGTCGTCACCGGTTACCAGCCAGAGCTGCCACAGGAAATCGTGCTCGATAACACGAACCCACTGTACAAGTTTATGGACGAGTTCCTGAATAGCTACCCTGTCGGCGCAGACTGCAAGGTACCTGTTATGATTGTTCGCCCTGCACTCGACACCGGCAAGCCAACCGTTGCGCAGGTTTGGGATGGAGCCACTGTTACCGGCGACACCTTGAACACCGTTGACGGTAATGTAAGCTTTAAGCTCTCACTCAACGGCGACCCAGTAAACGGCACTGTTACCGGCATTGGTACTACAACCGTTACATTCAGAGCCAACGCCGTCGTAGGCGCCTAATAGTTCACAACTGAGTCCACTGATGTTAGAATGTTCCCGTGGGGCATACGCCCTGCGGGAATCCTTTTATGAAGGGCAGGTTTAACATGATTGAGTACAGCGACGACCAGGGACAGACTTTTGAATTGCCAAAAATGACGCTCAAACTAAGTGCCGAGATGGATAAGGTGGCGGCTGCTAGTGCTGGTGCTGAACGATTCAAAGCGGAGTACGAGTTCGTTAAAAAAGCTTTGCCAAAAGAGTACGTGGATGCACGCCTTGAGGGCAAGAAAATTGACGATATTGATCTCGTCGCGCTTGCCGTGCTTTACAGCGAGCTTGATACGGCTTATGCGAAGCCGGTACTCGAAGCACGTATGTCAGGAGCGAACGCTCAAATCGAACAGATGAAGCCAATGCTTGACGCTGCTTCTAGCGTGG